AACTGTACATGATTCAATAATTACCTGTGTACGTGACGAAGAACTAGATGAAGCACAAGCGTACATGGAAGAGTGCATGAGCCAGACGCCCGATTGGGCCGAAGGATTACCTATAACCTGTGAAAGTGGCACAGGCAAATCATATGGAGAATGTGAATAATGGATGATCGACATGAGTTTATAGCCGCAGAGATAGAACGTGCCTACGTTAATGCGGACGACGATTGGAAAAAAGAATATTACCATAACGCCGCTAACTACCTAGCTAAAAACCGTTATGTAGAAGGTGGTAAGATTTGCGCGTTTTGCAGGGCGCAAGGGATGGCCGACCCACACCATCACAATGTTTGGGGTGCGATGATGACCTCTCTGAGAAAGCTAGGTTGGGTTGAGAAAATTGGTATGGTTCAACCTACTACAAAACACACGCATATTAACGAAGTATGTCAATGGGAGAGTAAGTTATTCCGATGACAAAAGTATCGCCATGGTCTTTCAGTAAGATCAAAGCATTTGAGCAATGTCCTAAGCAGTTCTACCATGAGAAGATACTCAAGGAGTTTCCGTTTAAACAGACTGAAGCTATCTTGTATGGCTCCGCGTTCCATAAGATGGCCGAGGACTTCATAGGTGCGGACGTACCTGTGCCTAAGAAGTTTGCCTTTGCAGAGAAGGGACTGGTATCGCTGAAGAACCGCAAGGGCAAAAAGCTATGCGAGATAAAGCTGGGTGTAACAGAGAACCTAGAAGTCACAGACTTTTACGCTAAGGACGTTTGGTTCCGTGGTATCGCGGACTTAGTAATACTTGACGACGATCTTGCGTGGGTGGTGGACTACAAGACAAGCAAGTCTGCGAAGTATGCAGACAAGGGTCAGCTAGAGTTGATGGCCTTGGGGTTGTTTGCAAAGTACCCGCAAATTAAAACCGTACGTGCAGGGTTATTGTTCGTTGTGTGTAATGCCTTGGTAAAAGACACCTACATGGAGTATGATAAGGGCAAGCTGTGGGAAAAATGGCTGGGCAAGTACGCTCAGATGCAGACTGCGGCAGACGATGATATGTGGAACGCACGGCCTAACGGGTTATGTAGACGCCACTGCCCTGTAATCGAATGTGTTCACAATGGAGCAAACTAATGAGGAAACGTAAAAAGCAAGTCAACGCACCTGTAGGTAGTAAGACGTTTGAGGCACGTATGGAACGTCAGCGAGCGCGGCGCAAGGTTGATAAAGAAGGTGCAGATCGCAACGGCAATGGTAAGGCCGACAAGCGTGAAGGCAAAGATGTTAGTCACAAGAAAGCCTTGTCCAAAGGCGGCACTAACAAGGATGGCGTGACCATAGAAAGTTCAAGCAAGAACCGCGCACGTAACTATAAGAAGAAAAAATAATTCGGGCACCTGCCCGAAAGGAGAACTAAATGCAGATTATAGGTGGTAAGGCGTTGCTGTTAAAGTTACGCAATCCAAAACGTGTCACTGAAACAGTGTCCAAAAGCAAAGAGATGCCCGACAACGAGGTTCTAGTTAACTGGGGTCTCGACGAGATGCACACACTAAAGAAGCTCAACATCAATGTCCCCTCGCCTATCCAAGGGCAGTACAAGTGGACGGGTAAGTATGTGCCGTTCGACCACCAGAAGAAGACCGCCGCGTTCTTTACGATGAACCGCAAGTCTTTCTGCTTCAACGAGCAGGGTACAGGCAAGACAGCCAGTGCCATATGGGCCGCAGACTTCCTACTCAATCAAGGCAAGATCAAACGCGTCCTAGTTATATGCCCCCTATCAATCATGGACTCAGCATGGCGCGAAGACCTGTTTTCCTTTGCCCCGCATCGCAGTGTAGACATAGCCTACGGAGCATCTAAGAAACGCAAGGCAATCATAGAGCAGGGTGCAGACTTTGTGATAATAAACTATGACGGTGTAGAGATTGTATCCGAGGAGATTGCCAACGGTGGGTTTGATCTCATCATCGTAGACGAGGCAACACACTACAAGAACGCGCAGTCGAAACGATGGAAGACACTAAACAAACTTATCAAGGACGATACGTGGCTGTGGCTAATGACGGGTACTCCCGCCGCACAGTCTCCGCTTGATGCTTACGGGTTAGCTAAGATGATTAACCCCCTCAACGTGCCAAGGTTCTTTGGGTCGTTTAGAGATATGGTCATGCGCAAGGTTACGCAGTTTAGGTGGATCATCAAACCAGAAGCAACCGACCTTGTGTTTAACGTGTTACAACCTGCCATCCGCTTCACCAAAGAACAGTGCCTTGACTTGCCAGCTATGACCTATGTCAAACGTAAGGTAGAGTTGACGCGCCAGCAGCAGAAGTATTACGACATGCTGAAGAAGAAACTTGTTATGACAGTGGGTGACGACGAAGTATCCGCAGTGAACGCCGCCGTCATTATGAACAAGCTGCTGCAGATTTCCGCTGGTGCTGTGTACACTGACGAGGGCGACACCTTAGAGTTTGACATCAAGCATCGGTATAAAGTGTTAAGAGAAGTGATCGACGAGAGCAGCCAGAAGGTTCTCATCTTTGTACCATTCAAGCACACCATTGACATACTGACAGATAAGTTGCGTACTGATGGGATTACCACAGAAGTTATACGCGGTGACGTGCCTGTAGCTAGGCGCACGGATATATTTAAACGGTTCCAAACGACCGATAACCCACGTGTTCTGGTTATCCAACCGCAGTCTGCGGCACACGGTGTTACGTTAACCGCTGCCAATACAGTTGTCTGGTGGGGTCCAACACCGTCCTTAGAGACCTACGCGCAAGCAAACGCACGGGTACATCGGTCAGGTCAGACGCATCCGTGTACTGTCGTACAGCTTCAAGGCTCTGCTGTAGAAAAGCGTGTTTACGCACTTCTCGACAATAGAATTAACGTCCACACAAAAATGATAGATTTATACAAAGAAATACTTGACTAGCCTATCGCTCGGTACTACAGTGTAATTCTCGTTAGTGCAGGAGAGTTGATATGAGCGATAATGGAGACGTACCTGCGGACAAACTTACTAAGGCTTACATTAAGATAAGGTCAGAGAGAGCGTTGTTGTCTGCAAAATTTAAGGAGGAAGACGGATCGTTGGTTCGCCAACAGGATGTCGTGAAGAAAGCGTTACTAGACTACTGTGATACTCACAATGTCGAAAGCGTACGAACATCTGAGGGTTTGTTTTTCAGGTCTACGAAAACGAAATACTGGACGGGAGATTGGGAATCCATGTACGAGTTCATAAAAGAACATGACATGCCCGAGTTCTTGGATCGGCGTTTGAACCAGACTAACGTCAAACAATTCTTAGAAGAGAACCCAGATGTTATGCCAAAAGGGCTTAACATTGATAACGAATACGTAATCTCAGTTAGGAAAAAGTAATGGCAGAACCATTTGTACCAATAGAGAACTTGGCAAAGCATTTTTCTGTGTCAATCTCTACAATCCGAGCGTGGGTTCGGCAGGGTCACATCCCTAAAACCACGTATATTAAGATCGGCAATACCTACCGGTTTAATAAAACTTCTGCGACTGAAGCACTTACAAAGAGTGCGCAGGATGTAGATGAAACACCGATTGAAGAACAGTTAGAGTTCGATTTCGGTACAGACGAAGACGTATAACGCCAGAAGGAGAACGACATTGGCTGAACAATATATTATCGAAAACGTAGAAGCACTATGGCCTAAGATCGACAAGACGTATGTCTTCGATCAGAAGGTAAAACGTAGTGTACCATGTAGTCCACGAGACACCGGCGCTGAGTTTTCAGTTGCATTTCGTATGGATGGCGCTACAGCAAAAGCCTTATTCCTGCAGATGAAAGCAGCGTATGACGCCAACAAAGAACCTAAGTGGGAACAGAAGTTGGCTAATCCGTTTGTTAAAGCTGACGACGGTACGTACACTCACAAGGCAAACCTAAAAGGTGCCTACAAAGGTGAGGTTACTACTAAGCCGTTACAGGTTGACAGCCAAGGCACACCATTGCCAGATGACTTTCAGCTAACTACGGGTAGCACAGTCGGTATCGCTGTGCAGCTTATACCTTATGACTTTGGTGGTAAGCAGAACGTGTCCTTACGGTTAAAAGCTGTACAGGTTATCAAGTACGTTCCGATGGAAGTACGTAATCCGTTCGGTGCAGTAGACGGGGGGTTTGTATTAGAAGACGCTAACCCGTTTGCAAAGGCCACGGTTGCACCAGCCCCAGCCCCTAAAAGCAATAACGTGCTAGAGGCAGACGATGGGTTTGACGAAGAAGCTCCGGTAAAAAGAACTGCTAAAAAAGCAGACGATCCTGCTCCTTCCGGTGAAGGTGATTTAGACGACATCCTTGATAAGTGGGACGACTAACGATCCCCTGCCACGGCTATTAATTTAGCCGTGGTTAACCTTACAATGGCGAGTGGTGGCTATGGAAACGAAAAGATTTTTAGATTTAGTATTAGGCTCTGAGGGCTATTACTGTGTGTGGGCTAATAACCCTGCTAAACAAATACAACAAAAGTTCTATACTTCTGTAGAAGAAGTTATAAGCGCGGCGCATGACCTTAGCGATCATGGTTGGAACGCGTTCTACGCACTAGGAACTTATGAGAAGGCTGGCTCCCGTGTAGCGGATAACGTCATGCGGATGAAGTCATTCTTCTTAGACCTAGACTGTGGGCCTACCAAAGAATTTGCAGACCAAGAAACTGCCATCGCAGAGTTGCGAGATTTCTGTACGCAGCACAGTCTACCTACCCCTACACTTATTAACTCAGGGCGTGGCATACACGTGTACTGGATTTTAACCGACGCTGTTGCGCGGGACGATTGGTGGCCAGTAGCTGAACGCCTCAAGAACCTATGCACAGCTAGTGGTTTTAAGGCTGATCCCTCGGTTACTTCTGACGCGGCACGTATCTTACGTGTACCTTCTACCTACAACTACAAGTATGATCCCCCACTACCTGTTACGTTTTATGGTATAGAAGCTCCTACCACTGTGGGGTTTGAAGATTTCTCTGCCCTGCTTGGCGGTGACCCGATACCAGTACCAACCAAGTACACGGCCAGCACCACCAGTGCGTTCCAAGATGCGATAAACGAAAACCAAAAAGGTAGCTTCAAGCGTCTTCTGGTTAAGACTGGCAAAGGTACTGGGTGTGGACAGATACACCACATTATAAAGAACCAGAAAACAGTACCACATGATCTATGGCGGTCGGGGTTGTCTATTGCAAACGTATGTAAAGACGGGGACAAAGCGGCAGCGCTTATGTCAAGTGAACACGAGGACTACAGCCTAGAAGCTACACTGCATAAGATGGCAGACACAGGCGGTCCACATTTCTGTTCGACGTTTGAGTTACACAACCCTGAGATATGTGCCGCCTGCCCTAACAAGGGTAAGATATCCACACCTGCTATGCTCACGAAAGAGATACGGGCAGCGGCACCAGAGGATAACACTGTAACAGACATGACTAAGGATACTCCACAGATATACCAAATACCGACATTCCCTAACCCATATTTCCGAGGTCAGAACGGTGGGGTGTATATACGTGGCGAGAACGCAGATGGTGACCCAGAAGAAGTTTGCGTGTACCACCACGATTTTTACGTCACTCGTAGGTTACATGATGTGGAGTTAGGAGAAGTCATAGCGTTTGCACTTCACTTGCCAAGAGATGGGGTACGAGATTTTGTTGTGCCACTAGCTGCAGTTACCTCAAGGGAAGAGTTCCGTAAAAATATGTCTATGCACGGCGTAGTCACTTTTGGGAAGGATATAGATAAACTAATGACCTATACAGCGGCATGGATAAAAGAACTACAGCAGACCACCACAGCTAGTGAAGCGCACCAACAGTTTGGCTGGGTTGACGATACTAAGATGGATGAGTTTGTGCTGGGTGACCAACTAATTACTGCCAAAGGTGTCGAGTATAACCCACCCTCCGCAAAAACTTCGGGGTACATAGAGAAGTTTAAACCTAAAGGTACGCAAGAACGTAGTAGAGAGATACTGGATTGGTACAACCGTGATGGTATGGAACTACATCAATTTACTGTATGTGGTGGTTTCGGTACTATACTCATGCCCTTTACAGGTCTGTACAGTCTAGGCGTACATCTGTTCGGTAAAACAGGTGGCGGAAAAACAACTGCTATGTATGCAGGTTCGTCTATATGGGGTGACCCATTTGGGCTAACGGGTACTACTGGAGATACACTCAACTCAAAAATGAACGCTGCGGAGCTTATGCACAATCTGATGTTAAACACAGACGAGATGACAAACCTCGTTGGTAAGGAAGCATCTCAGTACGCATACCAACTGTCCGAAGGTAAGCAGAAAAACAGGATGGCGGGTGGAGGTAACCACGAACGTGTTAGGGGTAAACCTTGGAGATTACTGGCTTTCTCTACGGGTAACGTGAGCATGTACGCGCAAATGGCTATGTTTAAAGGCGACACTAGAGCAGAAATGCAGCGTTTACTAGAGCTTAGAGTAGACGAGATGCCTCGTGTTGAAGTTAACCAGCAGGAAGCAGATGCACAGCTTACGGACGTGCAGCTTAACTACGGCCACTTCGCGCCTATATACGTGCAATATGTTATAAACAATAAAGAAAAAATAGCCGCACTGTACAAAGACATTAAGGCGAAGCTGGATAAGAAAGCTGGGTTGAATAACGTCAACCGTTTCTGGTCTGGTGGTTGTGCGGTTATACTTACTGGGGCTTATATAGCTAAAGAAGTAGGCATAATAGATTACGACTTAAAGAAGTTGTACCAATGGGTCGCAAAAATGTTGGTTACGGTGAAATCATTTGTAGACGACAGCACCGCTTCCGTTCAGACACTCGTCACTGATTTTATGACTGAGAACTGGACAAACATACTGAAGATAAAGAGTACGCAGACTTCCGCAGGGCAGGATGGTATATCTACTATGGTTATACCCGAACAGAACCCACGTAACATGTTTGTGGCACGGTTCGAGACAGATACACAAATGCTGTTCATCGTGCAGAAGCATTTCCAGAAGTGGCTTGGTGAGCAGAAGATAGACTACACCAGCACAATCGAGGAGATGACGAAACAGATGGGCGCTAAGAAAGTTAAGAAGCGTATCAGTAAGGGCACTAACTTTAACCTACCTGCTTCATGGACGATATCTGTGAAACTAGAGGGGGCAGACGTTGTACCAAAACCCACTGAAGACTGACGATATAAACCCTGACACTGTTAAGATTATAATTCAGTGGGATAAGATGGTTGTTGGTGCATCGGTGTTTGTCCCTTGCATTGACACTGAAAAAGCCAAGCAGCAACTGGAAAAAGTCGCAGAGTTAAAATCATGGCAAGTAGCAATGCGGGTCAGAATAGAAAGCGAAATGTTTGGGGTTCGCATATGGAGAACTGTGTGATAGCCTACCTTTGACAGGTTCGGACACACTTGTCGTTCTCCTTACTATGCCCCCGCCTTACCAGCGGGGGTTTTTTAGTTGAAGAGTTGTATTCCTTGGTCGTACTCTTCCAAGCTACTGCGCATTAATGGTGTGTACTCAATACCACCTATCATCTTACCTGTTCGTGTATCGAATGCCTTGCGAGACCGTTCGATTGTCTTTGGAAGGATAAGGTTTTTAGTTCGTGCAGCACGCGGCAACCCACTGTTGTACTCTTTTATATCCCTAAGTGCCTGTCTGTAGCCTTCCCGATCTCCGTTTGACGCCGCTAAGTTTGCTTGGCGTAGCAGAGATGTACGTTTTTTACCGAGGTAAGTATTCTTCCGCCGTTCGTTCTTGTTTATGTCATATTGTCTATTGACATCAGCGTTAGCGAAGCCGCCAGCTTGAGCGAGTATCTGAGCAATACCTATGTCTTCAACAACGGCGTCACCTCTGCGAGTTTGTACCTCACCTGTAACTCCCTGCTCAAAACCCTTTAGCACGTTACGCACCGCAGCGGGGGCTATAGCTTTAACAGCCCTTGCATACTCGCCCTTTGCAGCATCTTTAAAACCACGTTCAACACTTAGCCCGATACCTACAACGGGACCGCCGAATTGTTCTATAAGAGTGTAGAATGCTGATTGGTCTTTATCAATAATTGGTGGGCGGTATAGCAGACTGTTCATACCGATACGGCTGGCAACATCTACACCCAGAGCCGCGTTTATGGCCCCGCCATACAACCCTTCGCCAACAGTCTTGCGGAGCATAGCATCAAAGTCATCCTCATCATCACCAACGAAGAGGTTGTAAATTTGTCCTAACGCCCCCATCAGCGGCATACCGGCGACACCTGCAAACAACCCAGTAGATACTAGGAAACGCGCCAACTGCCCCTGTGCAATTTTACGATTTGCTACGGTGTCTGCATCGCCCCCTGCTTGAAACGCTTCGTTCGTCATAGTTGCCATCATGTGGTATTTACTAATAGCAAACCGCTTAAACAACATAGCGACGTTGCCCACCGCTGTCTGCGAATACACAGGGCGTCCTGCCGATGCTGTTGCACCCAGAGTAAATTCTGTTTCTTTAACGGCAACTGCAGCGGCTTCACGTTTTTCGAGGTCTGTAAGTGCGCTGCCTTTCTTTGCTTTCATACGGTCTACTTCAAGCATGTAGTTAGCAGTCATTGCAACTTCGCGGTTGTAACGCTCGGAATGGTGGAACAAGAAACTTGTCCAAGAGTTTATCTTCTCTAAAACATCTTTAGCGTTGTTCATATCCAGTTCTTCTTGGTTCAAGGACTGGTTTATCTGTGCGTTCTCTGTAGCAACTTCAGCTAGTATTTCTAAGTCTTTTATTCTGGGGTCAAGGTTAGGGTCAGTGTAGTCGTAGTTGCCTATAGAAAACCCTGCCATCCCAGTGTTAACTTTGCGTTTGGTCATGTTGCCATTTTCGTCCATGACGGCGACCATTTTAGTTTTTGGGCTTCTCGCTAGAATAGATGTAGCCGCACCCATAGCTCTGAAAGTAGCCTTGTCACCGTACCGACCCATGAGGCGTGGAGCCGTACTCATAAGTACGTCGAAGGTGGTAATAGCAGCGGAAGACAAGTTCCAACCCATAGTCCATGCGTACCCTGCAGCCGTGAGTGATTGAGACCACCGTGGAATATTAGGACTCTTGGCGAAGATAACAATCTTATCTAGCCTGTCTCGGTACAACATCGTAGTAGGGTCTGTTCTCTTTGCGTCTAGTCCTAAGACATCGCGTTGGAATATTTCTAGCTTGGCACCATACTCCATTTGCACAAGTTGACGGTTGTAATCACGTCCTTTGGTCTGAACCATATCTATAAGGTCGTATGCCTCTGCGGCCATGCCTGTAGGAGTAACATCTCCTAAGAAACCACGAACGTCTTTACGTTTTTGAAACGACTGCATGAACGAACGCTCTGGCATAGAGTCAATGGCAAGGTTTACAACACGCTCAACTGTTGCCTTGTCCGCACCCTGCGCGTTTAATATTTGAAGTACCTCGTAAACAAACGAGGTTGGCGGCGCTTTGCTAAAGTCTCGTACTTCAGAGGCAGTACCTGAAGACATCCCGACAGGGTTACCATCTTTATCAACGATATACGCTCGTCTTGGGTCGTTCGCAGGAAGTTCAGCCAACGAGCTTTTGTTGTATTCTAAAACTTTTACTTTGGCTTTCTCTCGCTGCCTCATTGTTTTAAAATATTCTACAAATAATTCAGGTTGACCTGTTTCAGGGTCAAGGGCGTTGTACTCCAGACGGTGTGGCCCAAAGCGGGTGAGTGGCGCAAACGGTTTAATGGTCCCACGTTCTCGGTTTAAAAGTTCGGCCAATTTGTCTCTTGCCTTCTTCCGCGCCGTAACGTCTCCTATGGTGGCCGCTAAGTTTGTTTCTATTGCGCCCATGACGTCGTTCAAAGATTTCTCAAAGTTGTTGGTTATAATTTTGTACAGCTTCTGTCCTTCTGGACCCATAGCCTCGTAGTCTTTACGTAGTTTTTTGTGGACTTCTCTAGCTCTGACTGGATCATACCTATCACCATCGCTTTTATCGCGTCCGTAAGCTTTTTCAAAATTAGCTTCACGAGGGTCAATGCGTTCTTTAGAGGCGTTAGGCACCATAGATTGCAGGGTGGTGTACAGCTTTGGCGATTCTTTTCTAAAGGCTCTCAGATCGTTAACAATCGGGTCTAGTGATTCATTTCTACCACGCAAGGCCGCACTCATATTGTTTATTATGGTGTTAAGTCCTTCAGCGCCTTTGATGCGTGACTCCGACAAGGTTGTTAAAATGTTAACAGGTTGTAGGTTCAACCATACTTTTTTAGCGGTTAAGGGTATGTTACTACCCATAAAACCTCTCCCCTCTTGCAAGTAGTCTAACATGCCCTTTTTGGTGGTAACGTCAACAGCCCCGGGCGCAGTGCCTATATCGTTTACAACTTCCGCCGCTCCTGCAGGATTTTTAATCTTCATGTATATTTTAGTAGCCGCTCGCCCATCGTAGCTTGGAGAGATTAATTCTTGTACCAAGTTGTCTACCGCGTCGAACGTAGAAGTCTCGGATACAGTAGGGCGTCCTAACAAAGTACGTACAAAGTTAGCTATAGCACGGGTCATTTGCTGCCACGGGTTGCGACCGTTTACTGTAGTGGTTTTTAGCTGTGTCTGGAAGTCAGGGTTCGCCATAGCCTCTGCAACGAACTCGTCTAGGGATGTGATCCCGTACTCTCCTGCCAACTGCTCCTTAGAACCTTCGTAGATTTTAGTGAGCTTCTTGGTCAGCGGGTGTAACTTGTTAGCTATTGTAGCGGACGTAACTGCGTGCAGCATCTCGTGTAGGATCGTATGCTGTGACGTACCAGTTTTTTCATCCAGCGTTATAGTGTTAGTCTCGGGGTCAAAGAAACCCGATACCAGTCCACCATCATCGGCTTTAAGATTTTTACGTACCTCAACTGTGGTGCTACCTACGTTTGCCGCTAACCTTTTAGCCAATGCAGCAACCTGCGTGTCCGTAGTAGTAGCCGCAAGCGCTTCCAGTGTACTCTTTAAATCACCACTCTTTGCGGCGGTAGTTACACTCTCGTCTACGGGAAGGTCCAAGGCCACTTCTGTGGGTAGCTTTAATTTTTTGTTAGCTAGTAGCGCTTTAGTTACAAGTTCTCTGGCCTGTGCGGTTGACACGTCGTTGACTGAAGCCACTTCGGAATAAAGCGTAGCAGCGTCTTTTTCTCTTTGTTTAGATTTTAAAAATGTACCAATGGCAGTAGCAGTGCTTACCTGCGCATCGGTTGGTCCTTCTTTCTTCACGGGTTTAGGTTTTGCTAGTGTATCTGACTTTGTTCCTGTTGTTCCTGTAGCATTTCTAGCGACCAACTCAGGGCTTCCCACTCTGCGACCTCTAGGTGTTGTAGATTTTTTGGCACTTGCTGAGGTATCGGCAGAGCTAGAAACTCCGTCTTTGGGTTTCTTTGCCACATTCTGTCTAGCAGAAGAAACGCCTTTTCCACTTGTTTTTGGTTCAACTTTTGTAGTTTTGACATCAGGCTTTCCTTTCGGCTTTGC